GTCAGAAACTTACTGCCAGAGTGTGACGGCCGCCATGCAGCGCTACGGCGTTAGCAGCGTCTTGACGACCCTGAAGGCAGATTTCTTCGCCAACAGCTTCAAGTCCGGAGATCTGGCCGTGGAGATTCGTGCTTCGGTACAGGACGAGCTCGGCTCCGACTACACCACGCGCGTCGTCGCCATGCGCGAGAACTTGCTCGACCGCACCAGCCTGGTCGTCGCCGGCCTGGCCAAGGGATACTTCGCCAAGCTCTCCAATCCGCTCTTCACCACCGCGAAGGCCGTACTGGAAGCCAACGGCGTGCATCCGATGGCCGTCGAAGCCGCCGCGTTGCAGATCGTGTCCGCCGCTCCCGAGTTCTTCGCCGTCGCGACCGAAAAGGCCGTGGACTTGATGGACAAGAGCGACGAAACTGTCGCCGAGCTTCGCGAGAACATCGACGATGCCGGATCACGTGCACCCGCCGAAACCGCGACCGCATCGTTCAGTCATCGGCTGGCCGACTCGTCTCTGACTCGCGAGGCTCCGGCCGAAGTCCGTCAGACTGCGAAGGCATCGGCTCCGGTTGCCGGCTTCGATCGCAGCAAGCTGGCGTCGCTGGTCGGCACCCTCGGCCGCAAGCACTGAGATAGACAGGGACGGTGACGGCCAGTAGTTCGTCACCGTCCTTTTGATCCAACTGAACTTGCAACTCAATCCAAACCCATCATCAAGGAGAAATGCATCATGGCATTCGATCTCGCCCGGACCCGTTACTCGCTCGTTGAAGAGCTGACGGTCGCCGCAGCAAACACCGTCGCAGTGGAAGGTGCCTTTGTCAAGCGCGTGCTTGCCTCTGGTGTCGCAAACGCTCAACTCATCTCGGGTACCTCCTCATCTGAGCTGCTGATCGGTTTCTCGATCAACAACAACATCGTGCCCGGCACCGACGTGGTGACCGAGACCGGCACCGTGCCGTCGACTTCGACCTACACGATCCAGTTGTCTCACGGCAACCTCGTGTCTGGCCAGGTCTACGTGTACGACGTCGCGACCTCCGCCGCGTTGTCTATCATCACCACTGGTTCTCCCGTGGCCGCTACCTCCGTCCTGGTCAACCTGACCTCCGGATTGCTGACCTTCGCTTCGGGCGACGCCGGCGTCGCCGTGCAGGTGCGCTATCGGTACAACCTGACCGTGGCCGAACAGACCATCATCTTCCGCGAACGTCCGGTCAACGCCAAGAGCAACACCGCTCAGGGCACGATCTCCGTCGGCCGTGGAAACGGAAACCTGTTCACCGACCAGTACGACGTGACCATCGACTTCTCCTCGGCCACGGCGCTCTACGCCGGTGCCAACGGACTTGTCACCACGACCAGCACCAACAACGTGCTGATCACCGGCGCTCAGGTGCTTCAGGTGCCCACCGCCGCGGACAAGTACCTCGGTCTCACGTTCAACCTGGCCTGATGCTGGTCTTCCAGCGCAACGGCTAACAACCAAAACTCGAAACAGGAGAGACAAGCATCATGGCATACCAAGTCGCACGGACCGGCGAATCGATCCGCGAAAACAAGGCATTCACTCCGGCCGGCGTCGCCGCCGCCGCGGCTCAGGCGGGCTTCCGGGGCATCGACCCTTCGAAGTTCTCCGGGAGCTCCTTCCTGGACGCCAAGGGCCAGGTCAACGCTCACTCCCGCAAGGAGCTGATGCAGGCCATCGGCGTTCTGGCAACCGCCGCGGCGACCGGACTGGTCGACGAGGCTCCTGCCGAAGACGCGTCCAACCATCAGGAGGCCATCGCCGCTGCTATCTCCGACCCCACCGGTCAGGGCTGGCTCGCTCTCGGCGAGATCATCGGCACTCAGGTCGTGGAGACCATGGGTCGTCAAGGCTTCGCCCGTCGGCTGCTCCAGTTCAACCCGCTGGCCAAGGGCGACATCGCCCGCGTGCGCGTGCGCCAGCGTGACGTCGTGGCCATCGTGTCGACGTCCGACCCCAACGTCGTGGCCTCTCAGGTCCGTCAGCCTGTCGTGTACCCCGCCTTCTTCCAGATCATCGCCAACATCCTCATCGAGGATTCGGAGATCAATCTGGACTACGGCGACTTGCTCGACGACCGTTACCAGGACGGCCTGGAACAGCTGATGGTGGCCGAAGACAAGGCAACCAAGAAGTTGTTCGACACCGCGGCGAGCATCTACAATCCGCTGTACCTGTTCCCCAGCCTGACCCCCACGGTCTGGCAGGCGATGAAGATCTCGGTCGAGGAATACGGCAATACGCCCGTGACCAACGCCGTGATCTCATACGATCTCTGGTCTGACATCACGTCCGACCCTGAGTTCGTGTCCTGGTACTCCGAGCTGGAGAAGCATGAAGTGGCCGTCGACGGCACTCTCGGCAAGATCGCCGGCGTGGAGATCATCACTGACGGTTTCCGTCTGCCCAAGCTGAAGGTCCTCGACCCCGGCCAGATCTACATGACCGCCGGTCCTCAGGCACTCGGCGTCGTGTCGCAGCTGGGCGACCTCAACGTCCAGAGCATCAACAAGTACGCCGAGGGCATCCCCAAGCGCGGCTGGTTCATGTCTCAGATGGAGGCCCTGGCCGTCCCGAACGCTCACGCCCTCGTGCGCGGACAGAAATCCTGATTTAACATCAGGCAACGGACCATGCTTGATCAGCTGGTTCAAGGGCTCCCTGGAAACGGGGAGCCCTTTCTTTTTCTGTTCAATGACTGAATCGAACTCTTATCAGGTGTTAGTGCCCGTCCGCAACCTTGTAAAGGACGTGCATGACCTGGAAAGTCTTCATAGATCAATACCTGGAATCGCGCAAGTACGACCCCCTTGCTCGTGATGCCGTGCCTCGGATCATCGAGATCGCACGTACGTATCTCCAGAACACGATCGTAGGCGACAAGGATGTGAGAGCTCGTTGCCCGTTCCATGCGGCCGATGCGAGCAGCCAAACATTACGTATCAACTTGGATCCCATGAGCAAATATGGGATCGGGTTCACACACTGTCACAGCTGCAAGAAGAACGGGCACTTCAACGTCTTGGCCGAACATCTCGGGGTCGACCTTCTCCACGGCGAGGCGAATCCGGAGATACGCAACATGCTGCATACACCGAAAGTCGACTCGTACGAGTATAACGTGATTCCAGCCGAACTGCGCTCTCCGATGCCGCCAGGCTATTCATGGTACCGTGAAAAAGACGACGTGACGATCTCGCACGAGGCCCTCGAGATAGTCGGCGCCGAACTTTGGAGACGTCGGCAGGCCGTACCGAAGCGAGACGGGAAGTTGAAGATCGTCGTCGACCTGGACGGACGACCGATCATCGACTATTACGTGCCGGAACTCCGTATTTGGATGCCGGTGCTCGAGATGGGAATCCCGGTCGCACACGTAGCAGCGCTAGACGGCAAGCGCGAATGGTACTCGCGCAAATATCTCAACAGCAAGGGCGATTGGCCCAAACGTTTTGTCTGGCCGTTCGAACAAGTGCGACGTGCATTCCCGAGTCAAGACACGTTGGTCATCGTCGAAGGTCCGGCCGACGCGTTGCGTCTCATCGACAACGGCGTCGCAGCGGTGGCTAACTTGGGCGTCAGCGCCTGGACGGCCGAAAAGGCCGAACTGGTCGCATGCCATTATGCACGGGTCTTGGTCTGCTTGGACTCGGACTCGGCCGGACAGGGGAGCAAGGAGTCGATCAAGCAATCGTTCGACGGCTATCTACCGGCATACACCGTCGGGTTGAAGGGCGGCAAGGACGTCGCTGCGATGCCTCAAGCGCAACTGGATTCGTTGGTTCGAAAACTCATCCGAGGAGAATGATCATGCCAAATGAAATTGAAATCGTGACCGCGTCCGAAGGGACTCCGGAAGACATCGACGTCGAGACGATCGCGGCGCGTGTAAGACAAGAACAGGCGGGAATCCAGGTTTCGGCTTCGGTCGAAGTGCACGGCGACGCAGTTGCACAAGAAGGGCTCTACACGAACTGATGAACCAGTATTATCGGCGCCAACAGACGGTACGCCGCATCGAGCGGCTCGACGTCGAGCAGGTCAAACGCGAGCTGCCGAAGATCGTGCTGCGCGAACGGCTGTACATTCCGAAGGTGTTGTTCACGCCGGAAGTACGCCGTGCATTTTCGACTATCATCGAGAACTACTACCCGGAGTACGACCCCGACACCGGCGAGGTGAACGAGAACCGAGACCTTTTGGTCAAAGGCTGGCAGAACGCCGGCGACGACTACATCTCGCTTGCACGCGGTGACTTGGACAAGGTCTGGGAGGTGTTTGCGAACAAGGCCGAGATCGTCGATCGCCGGGCATATCCGCACTTGAGTTTCGACTTGCGTTGGATGGGCAAGCTGATGCCCGACGGCTCGCGCAGTCCGCTCAAGCCCGAACAGGTGCCCTTCATCGAAGGGTTGCTTGAGAAGGGATACGGCATCGGAGAAGCACCGCCGGGATTCGGCAAGACAATCTGCATGTCTAACATGACGTGCCGACTGGGCATGAAGACATTGGTCATCGTGCATCAGATCGAGTTGGCACAACAATTCGAAGCCAAGTTTAGAAGTTGCACGAACGTCGGCGCTGCCGAGAAGGCATTGGGTCGCAAGTTGGTCGGGATCTGTCGCAGCAAGGCCGACTTCGACACGTTCGACATCTGCATCTCTACTTGGCAGCAATTTCACGCACCGTTGCCGAAGGCCGATGCGGAACAATGGCTGATCGACCAGCAGATGCGTCGGCGCAAGGCCGGCGAGATCGCCATGCGCAAGTTGCGTGACAAGTTCGGGCTGGTCATCGTCGACGAGACGCACCGTGCGGCCTCGTCCTGTTTCTCGTCCGTCGTCACGAAGTTCAATCCATGGTACCGTTTCGGAGTCACTGCGACCCCGGACCGTAAGGACCAGTTAGACGCGGTCATCAAGCTGATCGTCGGACCGGTCGTTTCGGTCGGCGAGGAGAAACAGATTCTGTTGCGCGTGCGCCCGGTATATACCGGGTTCGAAGCCAAGTTCATGAAATGGTACGCGTACGAATCGCAGATCATGCGCGATGCCCGACGCAACAAACTGGCGGTCGAGCTGATCGAGAAAGACGTGAAGGCCGGACATCACGTCGTGGTCGTGTGCAACCGGACGCAACACATCCTCCAACTAGTCCAGGCGTTGTGCAAGCACAACATCCGGGCCGAGGGTTTCTGGTCCGGACAGAAAGACCGCAAGGGCGTGCTGACCCGTGCCGAAAAGGGGCATACTCAGGTCGTCGTATCGATGCGTGCGATGCTGCTCGGCATCGACGTGCCGTGCTGGTCTTCAATCCATATCCTGACTCCGTCGAACAACGCGCCGAATCATCGCCAAGAAGTGTCGCGTGTGCGCCGTATCATCCCCGGCAAGAACTTCGCCGTCGTACGCGACTATCTCGACGCCTGTTCCGCGTCGAACGGTTGCTATACGACTCGACATCAAGTCTATACTAGTGCGAAGATGCAACCCGTCGTCTTCGAAGACGAATACGGCAACGTGATGAAGAAGATCTCGTTGGCTTATATCAAGAGTCGTGCCGTGCAACCGCGTTCCAGTACCAAAGGCGCCACGTCTCTCGAAGAGGCGGACCGGTCTTTCGGCGCCGGCGGTCCGAAGCTTCCGAACTTCTCGACTTGGGAAGGCTTCGGCCAGTGATTCACAAATTGTCAACTTAGGAAGCAGACATGCCGTTAGACAACAACGTGAAGACGTCGACACAGCGCATCGTGGCTCGGATCCAGCAAGACCCGATCGTCAAACAGATTTTCCGGTCGATCTCTCTGGTTTCGGTCAACGCCAAGCTCGCACAAGAACTCGAGCAGTACTACGTCACGACTCGAAGCCTTGCGACGCCGGGGCATTACGACTACGGTGTGAACGTCCAGTTCCGGAACCCGCCGGCCGACCTGCGCGCATGCTTGAGCGCGATCTTGCGCATCCAGGGATACCGAGATCGCGTATGCGAGATCCAAGTGAGCCTGCTCGACGCCCGACGTCGACTCCGACGCGCCATGGACTTGGGACAACGTCACATCTACGAGATGTACGCGTTCGACATCAAGGCACGGGGGACAGCCGAGTTTCAACGGTCGTTCATCGCGACCATTTTCACGCCGGTACAGGCACAAGAACGTGCCGACATGATCGGCGCGCAGTTAGATCAAGTCAACGCCATCTTGACGAATCTCGACAAGGCCGCTTGGGCTTACAAAGAAGTCGCGGACATCGGCATCAAGCTGATCGACCGGTTAGAAGGAGGGCACATTGTCGCAAGAGCATAAAGACGAACGCAAGGGCTTCACGAAGATCCCCGCCGGAGAACATCCGGGCATCCCGAAGTTCAATATCGAGGCGCCGAGTCACGAAGAGGATGTCCAGGTCTCGATCGTCGGCCAAGACTCCGGGCTTGAAGATCTGTATCGGAAACCGACGACGCCCCCGTCACCTCCGGAAGCCGAGCCGATCTTGGACGAGGATCCGAGGTACACAGCGATCCCGGAGCACGTCGAACCGGATCCACCTTTCATCGATCCGATCTTGGAACTGGCCGGCTTGCCGACCCCCGACGCGTTGCAGGAACAAATCCGTGCCGAGATCGAGGCACAGGCTTCGATCGGTATCTTCCGTACGACAAAGTTGGCTAACTTCATCCGCGAGGCATCCACGTCTCCGACTACGATGGTCGACGAGAAGCTGCGCGACGAGATCGACGACTGGCTGATCGAGACGATCAAGTCGTACGGGGCCGCGAAGACCTCGGTGCTCGATGTCGGCTCGGCCATCACTGAGAACGGTGCGAAGCTGTACGAGAACGTCGTCGAGCTCGAAAATTTGATCAACAGTCTCGTGACGCTTCGAGCTCAGAAGCAACTTATCAAACTGTTCGACCTCGAGGAATACGAGTCAGTGCTGCTGTTAGCCGAGATCGACAAGACGATCGGACGGTCGGAACGGCTCGAACGCGAGCATGCGAAGACCCAGTCGAAGGAGACCGTCCGTTTCCAACAGATGTTGGATTCACTGTCGGCGATCCGTGAGAGCGTGCGCGAACTCAGCAACTTGATCCCGTCGGCGTCCGTTTCAAAGCCCAGCGTGTTCTTGAAAGAGAACGCGTTCGCTTCAAGGCGCTCGACATTGACGACGAACGACGGCAATTCGTCCGAAGACTGAGATAGGCGGATCACATGGCGACGAACGACGGCAATTCGATATTCAACGAATTCAATTTTCACAATGCAGACGACGACACGCAGTCGGCTCGTTACACCGGTGAAACTGTAAACTACAGCGACCTTGTTTCGAAGATTCGATATCGAGACCACGCCGGAAGCGATCAGTCTCGCAACGAAGTCGTCATGTTCGTCGACATACGTCTGTTCGTCATGGGCGTCGAGGTGTCTAACTGGTTGATCGGCGACGTGTCGGTCACACGCGCCAAGGGCAGTACCGACGGAACTATGTCATTCACGTTGGACAACAACTACGACCGCTTCATCATCCGTCCCGAAAATCTAGGGGGCGATACTCCGGGGTACGATTTCAACCAAGACCCGTCTAAAGGGGTGCCCAAGATCAACATCCCGACCGGTGCCAAGAACCGTTGGATCGAGAGCTCTGGAAACCAGAAGCGCGGCACGTTCGAGTACGACGAAGAAGCCAAGAAGAAGTTATACGCGTACAAGTCGCCTCAGACAATTACCGGCAAGAATCTCAAGAAGTCCGCCGGCGATACCAACACGACCAGCCAGACGTTGCCGAAGTTCGACTTGACGATCGGCGCATGCGTGATACATCTTCACGACGAGGTGCGCGCCTTCGTCGCCGACCCAAATCACGACCCGATGAACGACGCAGACCGACGTTGGATGCCTTTGTTTTCCGGCGTCGTCAGTTCGGCTCCAGTCTCACGCAATCGGATGACCGGCGAGAGTACGATCACCGTTTCATGTTCTGACGTGCGCTATCTTATGCGTAAGATGCGTGTCGCGACGAACATCCAGTCGGCGGACCAGAAGAAGATGATGGTCGCCTTCGACGAACCGATCGGAATTTTCCGTGACTGCATCGTACTGTCAGCGGCGGAAGAAGGTAAAGTCAAGTTCGAGAATTCTCTGTCGAATTACAGTTATCGTCAACTCACGCGTGCGTTGACCTGCGGCGACACGATTCAAGATGTGCAAGACGGCGATGCTTATAACAAAAACAGCGGCAGCACCGTCGATTTCATGGATTTGAAGCATAACGTCGATCCATATGTCGGCAAGCCGAAAGCGCATCAGGGAAGTTCGGACGCGACGGTCAGCACCGGCATCGGTGGTTTTTCTATCGGTCTTGAGATCGGCTTTTCACCGGCGAAGACCGTTGCCCAGATCACAGACACGGTCACCCTCGCGGCTGAACAGAGTTCAGAGCACAAGCAAGCCTTGGTAACTGCTATTGTCAAACTTCAAACCGACGTTGCGTCCATTTCAGACTATCTCAACAACACAGCTGCGACGGATCCGTTGTCAAGTGCGATCAACCGTGCTCTTGCCGTCGCGAATACGATCACGACGGCGACGGCCGACAATCATGACAATTCTACAGTCACAGTACTTGATCAACAGATTTCGAGCTTGCAGAGCATCGTCTCAGAGATCTCGAAGCTGTTTCCATCAGTGCAGAGTCAGCTAAGCGCATCGGCACAGAAGGCGAAAAAAGTAGCAGCGACTGAGAGCGCGACTGATACGTCGTCCACGTCAACAAGTGCAGGTCAGACAAAAGAGAAAGCCAACGCGAACAAAGCGGCCGATGTCTTGCCGACCGATGTTCAGAACGTGTCTGATTTGGCGACAAAGGTGAAGGACGAGGCGTCCTCGACTTTGAACAAGCAGACCATCGCGTCAGACGCGTCAACCCAGCGCACGGCAAATATCAGCACGCTCGAAGACTGGAACGATATGGTGGTGTTCGGCGCCAAGCGCGACTGGTATACCGACTGGGAAGTCGACGTGATCGGATCTAACACCCGACCGATCATGTACTTGACCGAATCGGCCGAATCGAACGTCGACGCGGACAAGGCCTCTCCGTCGCCGCACTCGGTCTTGAACGGATTCGTGCACTATCTCATGCCCGACAAGGTCACCGGAGCACTCGGCATACGAAATGCGATCGAACAGGCGCTGGTGACACCCGACGTGAACTGGACGAACCGGTTGGATGCCTTGGCACAGGCGTCCGAGACGATCGACTACCAGTTCTACGTCACCCCGATGGGCGACATCGCGTTCGAGTTTCCGATGTACGACTTCGATCCGACGCTTTTCGGCAAGTTCGCCGCATGCTATGTCGTACGCGACTCGATCAAGTCCGACGAGCACAACGACGAGGGAGACGGCAATGTCGTGACGGGGTTAGTCGTGCGCGGTGCATATCAGTCCGCTGAGAAGGGATCAAATACACCGACGAGCGACACCGCTCAAGACCAGGCATATTCGTACATTGTGAAGTCCGATTTCATGGCCGAGAAATACGGACCAGTCGTTGAGGAATACTCGATCCCCTGGCATCACAAGGTATGGGCGGACGGCAAGGAAGACGATGCGCGCGAGAAGAACTCGTTGATCACGTTCGGCATCATCGAATTCTATCGACGCATCGCCGCAATGTCGTCGATGGGTTTCTCCGGGTGCTACAACCCGTTTCTGCTGCCGAACCGACCAGTGCTCAACCTTTTGCAACGTCGCATGGCACTGACGACCAGCTGTCAGCTCTCGATTCCGATCGGAGGGGCTCCCAGCAGCAGCGTCGACACGTACTTCGTACGCAAGGCTGACCAGGACGGAAAGTTCATCTCGATCACCGGGCAATCGAATACACCGTTCAGTTACGGGAATGCCGACTATCTCGATCTGTTCACGAATACCGACTTGGCCAATATCCGTACCCCGTACGGGATCGAACTGATCGACCCGCGCAGCAGCATGGTGCAAGAGATCGACAAACAGCTTACGTCGAGTCAGCTTGGGGTCAACACCTCGTTCGACAACTATTCGACGAATTCTACCTACGATGCGAATAAGAAAAAGTGGAATACGCTTCAACAATCAAATCCGAAGCTAGCCGCAGCCATTACGAATGCAGCCAAAAATTCTAGAAACATGGATCCGATGGTGCTTTACACCATCATGAATCATGAAAGTTCTATGAATGCAAAGGCATACAATGGTGCGGGCGGCGTTGGTCATTACGGTGTGATTCAAATTTCGGCTACTAACTTGCTTAAGATGAACGTCGATCCGAACACGTTTTACCAGAAGTATCCAACAGTCGAGTCGCAACTTAGTTTGGTTTCTCAGTATTATCGAATGATTACAAAGCAAGATTTAAGCAACCCCGTAAAGGCGCTTGCCGCCACGTTTTGTCCAGCTTCACTGACTAACGGTGAAGGACCGTCTACGGTATTGAGTGCGAAAGCTCAAGCGGCTAATCCCGGATTCGTCATAATGAATGATTATTCGAAAGCATCTGGATACGACTGCTCAGTCGGCTCGACAAATTCATCGACTACAGCCGCTCTTCCGGCCTCTACCACTACAACTGGGCTTCAAGTCACGCTGAACACCTCGAAATCGGCGTCTGACAACACAACTACGCATACTACCGGGAGTCATAAGTAAGTCCATGAACAACAATCCGCTTCTACCTGGGAGTTTCCAACGTCAGCTCGGTCGGTCGCAACTCGATCGGTCTGCCCCGTTCGTGGTGGTCGTGAAGGCGATCGACAACCAGCGCGAGATCATGACGACCGACGACGATTCGAAGGAGACCGAGATCCGGTTTCCGTTCACGTCGGCTAACTCGTGGATGCGCTCGATGCCGTCGGCCGGGGTACGGGCCGTCGTCGCGTACAACAAAGACGACCGCAAGCTCGAGTTCTTGGGATACCAGAATGCGCGGGCTTCCGACGCGATCACCTCGTACAAGGCCGGAACTGGTCTGTACCGTCCGTTGAGCGAAGGCGAACACGACATCATGAGTTCGGGCAAAGCCAGTTCGTATTGGGGGAAACAACCATTCAAAGTAGATCGCGCCGGGATGGTGAGCTCGCGTCTCGACGGGTTGAAGCTCGAGGCCATGACGCATGCCCCGACTGTGATCTGGCGTGGAACACGCAACCGGCCTGACATCATCTGTCATGAGATGCGATTCGGTACGGTCAAACGTCCGTCATCGGCCGCGAAAGAAGACTACGCATTGAAGATCGGTTCGGCAATCGACGCGGACAGTGCCATCTATGCGAACGAATTCTTGATGGCGATCAACGCGGATGTCACCGACGCACCATTGATCGACATGCGTCTGGGAGAGGTATTCGACGACAGCCTGTCACCCGGGTATCCGATGGACAATCCAAGATACGGGTCTAACAATCTTCCGTTGCGCGCGCACGTCAAATACTACGTGACGGCCGAACCGGGCACGACCCCGATGGTCGGACAAGCCACTGAGTACGAAGTCGACACGTTGGGCAACGTAAGTCTGACTTTGTCGAAACTCTCGTTGACCGGCGTCATCGTCAAGGCTCCGGTCGGAAAGATCGCGCTGAGCTCGGGCCTCGACATGAGCTTCGACTCTTACGGCAATTTGAACATCACCGCATTGGGCAAGATCACGATCAACGGCAAGACGGGAATCGATTTGTCGACTGCCGGTGCCGTGACGATCTCAGGCGATCAGGGAGTTTCGATCAAGAGTCGCACCGGTCCCGTTTCAGTCGAGTCGACTGTCGGTGCGGTCGAGATCAACGGCAAGACCGGAGTCTCGTTGATCGGCGCTCTGGGCAAGACTCGCCGTCCGATTGCGACGCTGTCGAACGATCCGGTCACTGGAATTCCCCTGTTCCTCGATGCAACATTGAGCACCTGATGCCGTTCGTACTTTCGGCTTTGTCGTCTTCCGCATTGTCTAACATCGAGTCGAACTGGCCCGGCGATTGGAAGCTGATTACCGAAAATGCCCAAAAGTTGATACTGGCTTTCGCACAGGCCTTCGCCGACGGATTCTCGCAGAGCCTTCGAAACGCGATGATCAACGGCGGGATCATCCTCGGAGGGGCGGCCCCGACCGGAGGACCGGTCGTCGGCGCGACCCTCAACATCCCCGTCGGCGGATTGACCATGGCCGCGCCTGATCTGCAATCGCATTTCATCGCACCCTCGTATCAAGTCGTCGCCTCGTTCAACAGACAGATACAGCCCGGTTCGAACAGTACCTGGCACAAGGCCTTGGTGAAGGAATGCAGCAAGGCGTTGGACGACGCCTTCACCGCTTGGACCCCTTCCTGGATGCTTACCGGAGGATCGGCCTACGGAGGCGTCTCTACTTGGATCCCGACACCTCCGGCGCCCGGGGTCTGGACGGCCGGTACGATCGTGCCGTTCACGTTCATCGGACAGGGAACTAACGCGTCGCCGGCCTTGGAAACATTTCCGACGACTTTCACGACCGAAGCGCAAGCCGTTTCAGTGACCGTCTCGACCGACCGCACACGTACCGAACAGACGAAGCTGTCGAACAGTTCGTCACGTCCGATGCTTCAGGCAATCGCTAAAGGGTTACTTCAGACCATCGACGATGCGTTTCAACAAATTATGGTCAAGGATCCGTCTGGCACAGGCGCATCTGGTGTTTCACTCGTCGGAGGCGTCGTGGCCTCCGGCGTCATCTCCGGCCTCGTGCTGGACGTCGCATAGAAAAGGCAACAACATGAAGGTATTTCTCTGAGGCACATGCGCTGACAGTACTTGGCGCGAAAAGCTGATTCCGTTGCTGAAGATCGACTACTTCAACCCGGTCGTGCCTGATTGGACTCCTGAATGTCAAGCCGAAGAGATCAAACAACGTCGTGCATGTGATTGCGTCTTGTACGTGATCACACCGGCGATGGAAGGTGTCTACTCGATCGCGGAAGTCGTCGACGACTCGAACAAGCGACCAAAGCGCACCGTCTTCTGCTATCTCCCGTCCGAAGACGACAAGAGCTTCAGCAAGGCACAGCTTAAGTCGTTGAAAGCCGTCGGAGATCTGATAGAGCGTAATGGAGGAGTCATGCTCCGAAGTCTGATCGATGTCGCCAATTTCTTGAACAAGTAAGATCTAACTTCGTAAAGGATGGTTGTCCTTAAACCATCCAGGAGCACAGCATGGCCGAACGCAGATATTCAGAAACAGAACTCGCCGTCCTCGATCGGTTTTTCACGGGGGTACCGACTCTTGCGCACGTGTACGCCGCGAAGCATACGTTGCCGATGCCGATGTGGGCTTTTCTGACTGGGAGCTATTCTCGTTCGGCTCTGACCATGCGCGAGAAGTTCTTGAGCACGATCAAGGAACTGGAAGGCGCCGACCGATACGATTTCGTGATCGAAGAACTGGCGATCGGACATAGTGACTTTTTCGACAAGTTCATCACACGCGCCGAGAAGTTTCTCTCCAAATGGTCGGTAGAATACGGCCATTCGAGCCTCAAGGATTCCTGTACCGATCGATTCGCGGTCGAAGGCGTTTCGATCTTCGGTGCCAAGCTGTTAGAATGGCCGACACTCGGGGCATACCAGGAAAAATCCACGAGATACGCGGACTTCAGCAAGGTCGACTTCGTCACCCTGTTCTTGCCGGACGGCGCCGATCCGTCTGTCTTCCAGAAGGCCTTGAACGCCTATCAAGTCGTATTCGAGAGCGCGTTCAATGCATTCTACGAGACAGTGGACATTCCCGACGCGACCGTGCGCAGCCGTACGGCTCGTGCCAAGGCGTTCGACATCGCCCGGTACATGCTTCCCGTTTCGACTCCGACATCTCTGGGGATCACGATTCCGTCTCGTGAGACCGAGCGGTTGATCTCGGATCTGCTCTCGTCTCCGTTCGACGAAGCACAGTCGATCGGTCGGCAATTGGCGACGGCCGGACAAGAGGTGAACCCGGCGTTGCTCACTCACATTTCAGCTCGGGAATCCGGCACGATCGTGACCCGTTTGGCCGAATGGCCGGAGACGATCTCGGACCGTTTCCCGCTTCCGTATCCGGGGTTGCACGACGTGTTAGGGCATGTTGCGACCGGCACCGACGTCGGCGCAACATGCCGAGCCGGAGGCACGACGCTTCAGACCGAAACCGAACAAAACAGCACGCATCCGCGTTGGTTGGCCACTGCGTCTGGTCTAGTCGAGAAGTACAGCCTTCAGCAATTCCTGTTGATCGGTCTGGCCTCGGCGCTCTCGGTCGACCCGACGAGGTTGCAAGACCACGTCGATGCGATCTTCGAAAACCGCGGCGAGAAGGAAGCCGTCCCGGCCGGACTTGGCGTCGGACAGCTGATCTTCTCCGGGTTCATCGACTTCGGAGCCTATCGCGATTTGCAACGACACCGTCGTGGATTCCAGTTCAAACTGCAACCGACGATCCGTTTCGGATATCAGCTTCCGGAATTCATCGTCGAATGCGACGACTTGCTTCAGGTCTGCGAAGAGGCGATCGAAGCGATCGAAGCGGAGCACCGCAAGACAGGATCCGAATACTTCACATTGCTCGCGCACAACGTCCAGTTCACGTATATCTGCACGGTCGAACAGGCCATCTATCTCATCGAACTTCGCACGTCACCGGCCGGACACGTCTCGTATCGACACTTTGCACAAGATATGGCCAAGTGCTTGTTCCAAGCGTTCCCGGAACTCGAAAAGCACGTTCGCGTCTGTTGGGACAACGACACGGACCGGCGTCAACAGGAGGAGATTCGTCAGCGCAAGCTGAAGGTCGCTCACGATGACAAACAATGAAATCACGATCCAAGACATCGACGCCAAATTGAAGGCCTACGAGTTGTTGTCATCGCGTCCGACGACGACTCGTCGTATCTCGAGCAAGAAATTGATCGAACAGTTCATCGCAGACATGCGTGAAATTCGTGATCGGCTCACCGCTGCGAGTGCGGCATGATCTGGCTTCTACTGTTCTTGACCCCCGCGATAGCACCGGCGATCCGACGCTCCTTCTTGATGACGCTGATCCCGCGCCAGTTGCTTCCCATGTTCAACTGCAGTCTCTGTCTCGGCTATCATGTCGGCTGGGTCTCGTATTTGATCATCTTGATGCATCAGACGCTGTCAGAAGGACAGACGGTCGTGCACGAAGTCGACCGATTCATACCGATGTTCCTCATCGCCTTCGGCGTTTCGATTGCCTCGTATGCGATCGATCAGGTACTGCGTTTGATCGAATTGACAATCGACCATCTCAACCTTTCGGGAAATTCAGAGGAGTTGACAAATGAACGAACTTGATCAGAAACGCATCATCAACGTGAAGCGTATCGTCAAGAGAATCGAATCCGAACTTCGGTGCTATCTCACGAAACACGCATTTCCGTCGTTGGTCGTATCTGAGCATTCCTTGACCAACGACGACAAGTCTACTGATTTGTTCTACGTCGACGTGTCGCTCAAAGACCGAGAATTGAATCGGATCATTTGGTTCAAGTTTCACTTCATGCGATTGGAACCGAAACATCCGACCATCATGCTGTATCAGATCGACAACGAAAATGACGAATGGCTCGGCAATTTCTCGATTCGACTTCTGTCTCCGGCGCTCATGTACCGTACCGCCGCAACGATCGTCACGCAGTCTGCGTTGATCGATCATCTGTTTCACTATTTGTCAAACGCGGTTTCGAAACAGAACGTCGGCACGTTGTGCACGCTCCCTCCGAGTTTCTCGTATGCAAGCACCATCATGTCGAACGGGTACGTTGCGATCGAACAGAATCGTCAAAACCGATTCGTCCGTTATGTGACACGAGCCGACAAGAACGGCGACACACACTTCATGAAGATCGACCAGAATACAGTCTCGACACCTATCTCGACTCTACGTCAAACATTGCGCGAGTGGATCGAGTGACGAAGCTTTCAACCGATACGGCCACGATTTTCGTGGCTGTTTTCGTATCCGGAGCTGTTTCGCTCTTGGCCATATTGCTGATTTTCAAACTCGTCAAATTTATCAACTCGTCAAATCATCACTGAACACGACAATTCGTTGAGCATTCATTGGTGAGGATCTAGCATGAGCATGCCTACCGATATCAACCCGAAACCAGCTTCGATCCCAGAAATGTCTGAACGAGCAAACGCATTGATCATGCGCCTCGGATTGAGACATAAGCTTGCGGACGAGGCACTCGAGTTGAAGACGATCTTGGACACGTTGCTTTGGATGTTGAGAGTCAACAGTCTTGCAAGTTCAGAGCTTTCGGAACGCCGTGACGAGAGTGAGATAGATCATGCAGTTGCTCATTTTCAGAGCGTCACACCGTCTCTCGACGATCTGTCGACACTGGTCCCGCAGGTCGCGCAATACTCGTCTGAGCTCAGTACTCAAGTCGCACAGCTTCTGTGCATGCTCGAGGCGACTCGAGAACCGAATACGCCTGAAGATTTGATCGTCTCGTCCGATCTATCCTCGCCCCCTGCCGTCGACTATTCGAGTGAACGTCCTCCGGTCGTGAGCTGGCGTGCGATCAAGAAAGACCATTCGATCTTGTTGGCACTCGTTCGCGGCTATCGCTTCTTGCTCGAGTCGGACGACGAGGCTATACACAGTTTGTATCCGTCTCGGCTGGCGTTAGTCGGGAAGATCCGCGGCCTAGAGCTCAAAGCGGTTTCGACCGGAACGGAGATTTGATGCCTCGTGTAATGCTCGAGAAACCGAGAGACTGTTTCCAAGACCTTCTCGACCTCGGTTGCAAGCCTAAAGACCTCGGCACCGTGACCTACAACCCTCTCACGCACCGGGTCGACGTCTTGGGCACCGTGGATCTCGATCACAACGGCCTTACCCGGTTGCCCTTTGCCTTCGGCAAAGTCGGCGGGGATTTCTGGTGCTCTGACAACCGGCTGACCTCCCTGGAGGGAGCACCGAGAGAGGTCGGCAGGGATTTCGGGTGCTTTGGCAACCGGCTGACCTCCCTGGAGGGAGCACCGAGAGAGGTCGGCGGGAATTTCGGGTGCTCGGTCGACGGCCTCCGAGACGTCTCGGCCTTGAAAGGGTGCAAGATCAAAGGCGCGCTCTATTTCATGGGACCGACGGCCGACAAGGAGAGGGTGACTCAGATGCTGAGGGCCCAGGGATACGAGGGGGAGATCAGATGACTCGAGTAATGTTAGAACGACTGGACATCGATCGAGAATACGAGATGGCCAACAAGCTGTTTCAAGAGCTGTTCGACTTCAACTCGACACTTATGCATATGAGAGGACCGCATGAGTCCGACATCGTAACCTTCAATCGAGAACTCCTTGCTCTCGGCATACGATCGTTCAAGCTAAAATGCATTTCGCAAGGCGTAGATCATCGCGGATACGAACCGAACTACGTTAAGACTGAACATGCCTGCTAAACAGACCTGGTACCGGCTCCCACGCAAGGCGTATTATTACCGTACGTTGGCGTTCAATTGGCTGCGTTACGAGCATGGTTGTTCATTGATCTCGTTCGAACGTACTCCGCTCGAGACGGACGGTCGTCCGGACGTCTTGGGCATGCTGCGCAATCGGCAGTTGGTCGAAGTCGAGATCAAAGTCGATCTGGCCGACATGCGTCACGACGCCTCGAAACGACACCGTCGTATGGTGATTCAAGACATACAACGTCCGGCTCCGGGAACGGCGAACTATCTGTACTATCTCGTTCCTGAAGAGATGGTCGGTCCGGCGCTCGAAGAGCTTCCGGCGCACGTCGGTGTGATCTCGCCGAATCACGCTGTCCGGCACGGCCATACGGGCATGCCGACCATCGCCTTGCATCGTCGTGCCGTACAGTTGCATGAACGCCGACTCTCGATCCGAGAGGCTTTGACATTGTCGTCGCAGATGAGCGCTTCGATGTGCTCTCTAGTCGTCGAGCTCGCATTGGTCCGGCTCAAGCAAGATCTCAACGTCGAGTTCGAACCGATCATAGAGGTGTCGACGAAGTTGCCGGCCTCGTTTTCGATGACTCGTCCAGAGGCGGTGTTCGATCAAGGCGACCGTACCGGACGGGTCCTCGGCTCGCACTCGTTAGATGCGAAATGGCGCGATGCTCGGGCGGTCGACAAGTCGACTCCGAAGGTCGTCTCGGATATCGTCCGCGTGCGACGGGCTTTGTAAAGAACAATCGTGAGTGATTCCAATTTGCAAATCAATACAGTTGCGTTAGACGGAACCCCCTGGGTGCCGTTGGTCGTCGCCGGTCGCAAGGCCTTTCGTCGTCCGATCCCTTCGGACGTGCTGGTGCTGTTGCCTACCTCGACGTCTCTCGATCTCATGCAAGATCCGACTGTGCTCTGGATCTGCAAGAATCTTCGCGCCGTGCTCGGCGAACGTCAATTTGCCGTCGAGGCCGTACTTCACTCACAGCCGTTTCGCGGACACGAATTGGTCGAAGACCTGTCGAAACAGAAACGGCGCATCGGAAACTTGTTTCGGACATATCGACCGAAGGTCGTGCTGGTCGTCGGACCGGAATTGATCCGCATCTTGAAGCCGACGGTCGCGACTCGGTCGAACGCTAACATCGTCGGCTACGTACATCCGCTCGAGTTCGGGGACAAGGCCGTCGCCGTCTGCGTTCCGTATTTGCACGACCGCCAGTACGTGTTGCGCAACATCGACGAGATCTCGGTCGACTTCGCCAAAGTGCCGTTCATGCTCGACAATCCGAACGCGCACAAGGAAGGCACGATCATCAAACTCGACACCGACAAGTCGGCGAACGAGTACATCGACTTCTTGCTGAACGACCACAAGGGATACCTGGCCTACGATACGGAAACGCGAAACCGAAACAAACGGTATCACAACCGTCTGGCCAGTATGCAGTTCGCGACCGATACCGAGACCAGTTACGTCCTGTACTGGAACCACGATTACAACAACCGTAGTCGCGAGCATGACAAGTTAGTACTTCGGCCGAAGCTGCGTAAGATCTTCGGCGGCTATTCGAAGATCGCTGGTTTGATCGCACATTACGCGGTATTCGATATCTCGAGCACTCGGATGGAGTTCGATATCGACTATTGGGGGATCCGGACTTACGATACTGTCTTGATCACACATCTGCTCGACCAGAATCGTCAGCGTGACGATCGGATCACGAAACCGTTGCCCGGTGCCAAACCGCACGAGTTGAAACAACTTGTCAATGAGTTCTTCGCATACGACGGATACGAGGCCGAGACGAAGGCGGCGCGAAAAGACGGAAGCCTCATCGACCTTCCGGAACCACGACTGACTAAATACGCCGGACAGGACGGTTTCGCCGAATATCGGATCTTCAAATTCCTGTTGCATTGGGCCAAGACGCTCGGGCGACTTGACGACATCATGCGTTTCTCTAACACGGTGCATGCACGTGCAATCCGGACCTTTCAGAACATGTCGTACAACGGCATGCTGGTCGATCTCGACTACATCGAGGCATTGGAACGGCCGGACTCGATCATCAACCGAGAGATCCAGTCGGTCAAAGACAAGTTCAAGTCGGATCCGGTCGCGATCCGTGTGAACGAGGCACTGTTGCGCAAGAAGACGAATGCGTCTCACTTCTGGCAGATCCCGTGGGTGTTCGACATCGCGAAGCCGGCTTCCAAATTCATGCTGTTCTACGACAAGGAAGTCGGACTCGGGTTAGAGCCGCTTCCCGATCCGAAGAAACCAGAGGAGAAACCGAAGTCGTCATGCGACGACCATTTCCAGCAGCATTATGCGAAGATTCCGCAGGTCAAATGGCTTACTGAATTCTCCGAAGTCGAGAAGTTGCGCAACACGTATGTTTCGAAGATGGGCGCCGCGATTCGAAACGCAAACCGTGACAAAACAGATCTTGCAGATGGTCGTGTACACCCAGATTACAACTTGAACGGCACTGATACTGGTCGACTTTCATGCATCGCAGATGGTTCGATAGTCGATGTCGAAGATTCAAATACGTTCGAATGGCGACAGGTCGAGATAGAAAATGTCAAAGAGGGCGATCGGGTCTATTGTTATACAGACTTAGGTCAGCCGACTACTCGTGAGGTGAAATGGGCTGGCAAGACCGGTGAGAAACGCTGCATGAAACTGTCTTGGGAAGGAGACGACCGAAATGGTTATCTCTACCTGACAGATGATCATGAAGTGAACACAGTCCATCATGGCTGGGTTCCAGCATGTGAACTAGTTGAAGGCGAACAGATCTATGCAATACTTCCGTATTACGGCATCCCGATAAAACAGAAAGTCAAATTAAGATCGGTCGAGGAAGATCTCATTCGAAATGTGTATTGTCTTGTCGTTGATGATGTGCACAATTTCATCGCCAATGGCATTTGTGTCAAAAATTGTACCAAGCCCAATTTACAACAGATCCCGCGTGCCGACAACGATTTCAAGAAGGCGGTCAAGAATACATTCATCACACCTCCCGGCACGTGTATCGTCCAGGCCGACTTTTGCGCAGCCGAAGTGCGCATGTGGGGATCACTCAGTCAAGATGCCTTCTTATGCGAATTGCTGACTAACGCGTTCAACAAGCGCGCCGCATACCGTGCCAACCCGACCGACAAGAAGTTGGAGGAAGATGCGATGCTCATGGGCGACGTCCATAAGCAGACCGCATCGCTCATGTTCGGCGTCACACTCAAGGAAGTGACAAAGGCTCTTCGCACTGTCACAAAGGGCATCACGTTCGGATTGATCTATGGTCGCGGCGAACGCTCGATCGCCGAACAGCTTGACAAGTCTGAACAAGAGACGCATGAACTGTGCCAGAAGTTCTTCGCCCAATTCCCAGAGGGAGTTGCCTGGCTCGAGGAACAGAAACGTTTTGTCCAGCAACACCATTACATCGAGACGCCGTTCAAGCGTCGCCGTTATCTTCCTTGGATAAACGATCTCGACCGTAAGCTTCAGTCGTCCGCGTTGCGTCAGTCGATCAATTCTCCGGTGCAATCAGCGGCCGGAGATTTTGCAACTCTTTCTATCTCACTTCTGGACGAAGAACTCCACAAGCGCCGTTTGTCGAAGCACTTCAAGTTGACGAACGCGGTGCACGATTCGACTCTAGTCGAGGCCCCGGCATCTGCCGATGCGTTGGCCGAGATCGTACCGATCATCCGTCAATGCTTCACGATCCGGTCACGCGACATCGTACAGAACGTATTCGGTTTCGAGACCAAGGCACCGATGGACATCGACATCGAAGTATCGCAACGCAAGGCCTGGCACTGTACCAAGTGCGGTCATACTTACAAGTACTACAAGTCAAAATGTGACAAAACGATCCTCGGCGACGACAAGAAGCCGTTGATCGACAAGAACGGAGACGAGATCAAGTGCGCGCACACCGAGCGCAGCTTGGTCAAGTTGAACGGAGGCTGGGGAACCCTGATCGCGCTGGACGAAACTATGTCTGGTTATCGGGAAGCCGCCTCGGGCTTTTAGCCCATGAACCGACACATATACGTCGAAATGAAGCAACTCATCATTGGTGGACAAGTTAGTGCCGGTAGGTTCCGGTGCAAATCGTCCAACTCACAACTCGCAATGGAGAAGAATCATGTCAGTTGACATCAAGTCCAAGATCGCCGAAATCAAGGCCGCCGCATCCAAGAAGACTTCCGACCTGAAGGCCAAGATCACCGGCGTCAAGACCGACTCGGCCAAGAAGATCGCCGATCTGAAGGCAAAGGCCGCTGGCGCCAAGGCTCCCAAGACCGTGAAGGCCCTCAAGGTCGCCGCACCCAAGGTCGTGAAGGCTCCCAAGGCCCCGGCGGCTCCTGTGTCCAAGGCTCCGGCTCTGAAGGTCCCCAAGGCCCCCAAGCTGCCCAAGGCTCCTCGCCTCTGATCTGAACATCGCTCAGGTCGCACCTGGGCCTGTAGGCGTCACAACCTACAGGCCCTTTTTGTTAGTTACAACTTTCAACTTTCATATTGTCCCAGGAGGGACGCCATGTCCGATTCCAGCTTGCCTGAATCAGAGGGGAACCGTATTCCCAGACCTCGTCCCAGGAGCGACCGGCAACCTCGAAACGAAACGTTCGTAGACGGACCGCGTGGTCCGATTCGCACGTCTCAACCTGAAGAGGATACTCTTCAACGAGACCTCGTATATGCACGTGAGCACGGCCATGCCCCGGTACGTACTCGAATCGCAAACAACCTGTTGGATGAATCGTCCTTCGCGGTGCTTGTTCGGATCGATCAGCTTGTCGTGTTGCGCGAGCGGTTGAACGACGACAAGTTCGTGCTCGACGAAATCGAGCGGCTCTTCACGAATCAATTTTCGGATACCCTCGGGAGATAGACGATGCGTAACGGATTCACATTGATCGAACTTGCCGTCGTACTCGGCATTTTGTCAATACCAGCCGGCACCGTCCATTTCATCGGATGAAGTTCGCTGACGGTTTTGTCGAAGCTTGCGCGATGCTCGCCGACCAGCCATACGATCAGCCGACGTTGGCATCGTCGCTGATTCGAGACGCCGGGATGGTCGACGCGTTGAAAAACACGAAGTCGGACCATCGCGGCATCAAGATCTTGAAACAACAATTGTTGACAAGGAGCACGACATGATCGAGAAGACATTTTGCAAGAAATGTGGTTCGGACGTCGAAATCGAAATCCCATACATTCGATGGGACAAGCCCTGTCGTTTCGTCGTGAAGTTGTACGGTAATCGCAACGCAAAGAACCAAGGTTTCGGCGAGCACCAGACGCTCGGGATCGTCGCGTACGATATCGGATCGGTCGCCAAAGCGGCACAGGAGAAATATCCGATGCTGCGCATCGAGTCGATCGTCGACACTGACGCGGTCGATCTTGTACTCGATTTCCCGACCGTCGGCTAACTCCACACACAACCTTGTAAAGAATAGGCATGACGTTCATCCGCCTCAAAAGTTCTTCGTTCTATTTCCGACTGTCAGATCATGAGAAGAAATGCTACAACGCCGGGCTTCCGATTCGGTATACGAGCAAGAACATCCATGATCTCACCTTCGCACCATATCTGATCGGTGAGCGCAAGCGCGTTACAGCTCAACGACAAGAAGACGGGTTGTCGAACTTCATCACAAAGCTTCATGTCAATTCCGGTTTCAACGGGATCATGGCATTTCATTCAGCACCGACCGACGAGGCCGCGTTTCAAGCCGCCGCGTCGATCTTCGAGAGTGCCATCGAGCGTGGATTTGCATGCCGTTGTCTGTCGACATCGCAGCTTCTTGCAAAAGATCCGATCGGCGCCTGTGACGTCTATCTCGTGCACGGAGTCAACGATTTGCCGAACCCACAGGTCATCTGGGCGTTACGCGATTTCATGCGTGATCGTGACGGATCGCTTCGTATGCTGGTGATGACCAGCGGAAAGGAACTGGCGTTGGACGTGCTGATACACGAGCAGCTGCGTATGCACTGTGATTTCTTGTTCTGCCTCCAAGACGAAGCGTCGACTATCGAAGCTGATTATCGTGCAAAACCCGTCTCGGCGTCCGGCACGATCCCAAAGCCGTCGAATGCGTATCGTCGGGTAAGGACCTGACATGCGCAAGTTCGACACACGAACTGAAATTCAGGTACTCGCATCGATCGCGAACAGCACGCATTACAACTTCAAGTATCTCGGACTGGTGAAGCAAGAGATGTTCGGCAGTCCGGCGTCTCAGGAGATATACCAGCGCATTTCGAAGCTTGCCTCGGAAGGCGGGAAGATCCCGAGCTTCGAGGCGTTGGCACGTGATCCGAGACTGTCTCAGGCTTCTCGACAGATAGTCGTCAGCGCTCGAACGGTCCGATACCGTAGTCCGGCCGACTTTGAACAGGGTGTCAAGACCCTTTCGACGTACTACAAGGCTCGGATGCTTCTCGATACGCACGAGAAGATCACAGCCGCGTTGAGCGGTGACAGCATCGAAGACGACTTCGCCGACATCGAGGGAAGTCTCGAGAACACGTTGTTCAAGATGCGCACCGAAGGAGTCGAAGAGAAGATCTGGACAGGCAAGGCCGGCAAGGCCGATTTGAAGGATCTAGCAAAACGTGCGTTGGACAACGCGTCGACCGGACGCAAGTTCAAGACGGGTTGGGGAGAATTCGACGAGAACACCGGCGGACTCGAACCGGGCAACGTGATGCTGATCACGGCGAACACCGGCGGTGGCAAGTCGGTCGCGGCCGTCACGATGCTGACGAACATGTATCGCGGTCAGAATTTGAACGTGGCCTACATCTCTCTCGAGATGAACGAGAACGAGGTGATGGAGCGCATGATTTCAAACGTGACCGGCGAGGAATTCGCGCCGATCCATCTTGGGAGACTATCTCCGGTGCGCAAGGCTGAAATTCTCGAGAAGTTCGATCGGTTCAACGACAGCAGCACCGGGTCGTTGAATCTCTACACACCGAAGCAAGATTATACGATCGAGCAGCTGTTCAACCAGATCCAAAGTGCGAAACTCGACGTCGCCATCTTGGACTATTTGGGCCTTGTGCGCCCCGGAAACTACGGCAAGAATGCGACCGAGGAATACCAGCTTCGTCAGATGACACGCTTTGCAAAACGTGCGGCCGAACGCATGGGGTGCGCCGTCATCTTGCTGGCTCAGTTGAACGACGAGGGACAAATCATGTACTCGCGCGGCATCGGGCATCACGTGCATTACTGGCTCAAATGGTTCTGCCGTGATGAAGACATCCAGCGCGGATTCGTCGTCGTTGAGAACGGAAAGTCTCGAAACGCGGAGAAGAAGGACTTCTATCTCACGACGAACTTCAAAAGTATGAGAATGGACAATGTCGCCAATCCGCCGGGTCTCGAGGACTTCAAGAAGTCTCAACAAGAGGCACGACCTCAAGGCAAGGGAGTCACACAGCATGCGACTCGGCGACCTCCGAAGCCGCCGACTCCAGTCGGCACCAACATCGAAATCAACCTATTCGACAGCGTGGAGTGACGAATGACGAATGACACGTCCATCGACGTACTCGACGGCGAGGCTCTTGCGAAGGTATCTCGTTCACTTGCCGAGCTCGTGCACATCGCGTCTCCCGGCATTGCATTCGACACATACGTGACATTGCGTGCAAAGACCGTTCCCGTCGAGAGCAAGACTGCGACGAAGTTAGTTGCCTCGATCTCATGCGGGGTACTCAGCGCCGAGATCGTTGCCGGAGAATGTATCGCGCACGGCCCGCTTCCGTTCGTTGAGCTCGTAGCACGGTCTCAGTTTTTCACGAGCTTCGACAGCAAGAACGAAGTCAAACTTGCCGTTCAACAGGGAACTGGAAAGATCGCATACAAGAGAGGTCGTCTGTCTGGAACCGTCGCCGCGATCGACCCGACTTCGATCGTGCCGACGACCATGCGTACTGAGAATGCACCGATCGTGCTTCCGGCGAAGACCGTGCGCAGCTTGCTCAAGTCGACTAACTTCTCGTCGGACGATCCGAACTCGTCTACGACAGGCCCGATCTCGCGTCTTGAATTCGCAGACGTCAAGTACGGTCCACGCATGTTCAAGTACGCACAGTGCGTCACATATGATTCACTGTGCGGATCACGGTCTCAATTGCCGAAAGAGCTCAAAGATGTCCCGAAGACATTCTCGGCTAAGATCGTCTTGCCGAACCGCCTGTTGAACACGTTGCTCAGTTTCATCGACGACTCGAAGAACTTCTCGTTGGCGGTCGATCCGAGCGTTTCGCTGCTCTTCAAAGCCGAAGGCATAAAGGTCTGTATGGCTTTGAGCGAGTACGCAGACATAGAGGTCGGCACGATGATCAGCCAGATGAAGCACGATGCGACCGAGGGGATCAAGTTAGATCCCGGAGACGTCATCGAGGCGGTCGGAGGCATCATTTCGGTCGCAGCACTAGACAAGGAAGTCACCAACTTGATCGTGTCGCATAAAGACAACGTTGTGACATTTTCAGTCAAATCGGACGTCATCAACGGACAACATGCGGTCGCATGCACCCCGGCTCGATCGGGGAAACAGATGAACATCATGGTCGACGCTCGTCGTTTCTTGAACTTCGTGAAACCATGCAGAGGCGTCGACGAAGGCACGTTCGAGATCTTGCATCACAACGGACGCGTGATCCTTGATTCACCTACGGCCACTTTCGCGTTTTCGGTGATCTGATGATCAAGATCCGTTGCGCCCGCAAGGCACCGAACGCCAAGTTGTTCGATTCACGCGAGTTCACGGTGTTGACGAACGCACGTGGCGAGGTATTGGTCGACACGACGCTCTCGCACCGTGAATGGACAGATCCAGACGATCCGTACCAGCTCGTCGTCTTCACACGCAAGAAGCAAGCAGCTGGTGCCGAGCACAAGATAGTGTTCGAGGAGCATGACTTGAAAGTCGTAGAGCTTTCGTCTGCTGTCGGTAGACAATACGTGGTCGCAGTCAAACCAGGAGGAGCCAAGAGATGAGCAACAGGACAATCGAGAAGGTCGAGATCATCGGTGCTGAAAACCAAGACGATCAACCTGGATTTCTGAAGTTGCACGTATTCGATGCCGACGACGTCGACGAAGTCGTCGATGTCCCACGTTTCCCGAAACGTGACGATTTTTGGAAGCTGTTCATAGATGCAAAGGACGACGTGCTCATGTCAATCGGAGGGCCGGTTTGCAAGACGGCGCTCAACGTCTTCGAGCTTGAAGAGGATGCTTGGGATACTGGATTTGCGATCCAAGGCATTCCAGGTTTCATCTTTCGGTACGAATATCAGCCAGAGAAGATCGTCAAAGACGGCAACTCGCCGGACGTCCCGGCACATTTCAAGCTGATATTGCACGGGCGTGATCCGAAGTCCAATATCGACGAAGGGTTTCTCTTTGATCTGCTGGGCAATGCGGCATTGAACGCCGAACGGTTAGACCGAGCACTATCGTACGATGCTGAAAAGGCAAGACGTGAGCGCGATGAGGCTTCGAAGACTGTTGAAGGACTTCGTCGTGAGATCGCTGTTGCGCATGACCAGCTTGCAAGCCTCTCGCTACGGCTCAACCAAGAGACCGCGAATTCAGCTGTTTCGGCAAAGAAGATCGACGTGCTCACTTGGACGGTCAAACAATACGCCGAGAAGTCGAACTGGGGCGTTGGCGCAGTAGAGTTCAAAGGGCCGGCTCCT